AAATATACAACACCTAAATTTTAAGGACTAATATGAGCGGATTTTTTATACCAAAATATACAGGTGGGGAAATAATATCATCAGGGATAGGCTCTGGATTAGATCGTGGATCTAAACTGGTCCTCAATAGAGCTAACCTTAAATTTAAGGAAAAAGATCTTGAGGCTCGTACCAATATGAATGCTGCTAAGCAATTGTTGGCAGAGGAGAGCCTTGCATTACAGACTAAAATGAGTGAGCAGACTATGAATCTAAAGACATATGCTCATGAAAAAGAATTAAAGGAAGATCGTAGAATACGTAACCTTAAAACTTGGTCTAATAAGTTGTGGGGAGATTATCCCCAATTGATTGATCCTGATGGCAGTATTAATAATGTTATGTTTAATGGCCTAAATGATTTAGACTCTTGGAAATCTTATAAAGAAACCCTGGGAGAGGATGCCAGTTTTTCTGACTTTCATCAGGTTTATCCTGGTATGTCTCAAATGTATGATATGGAAGTTGGGAATCAATTACACGACTATACTGGTAAATTAAGAGCAAAGGGTATGAGTAATGATGCTATTTGGGATAATCTTAAGGTTATGCCTGGGTTTGCTTCTTGGTATCAACGTGCTGCTGTAATGCCTAATGGTCTACAGTCTTTAACGCAGATGGGCTTTCCAACCGATCAAGAAGCCCTATCTAAAGATGTGGGCTTTTGGTCTAATCTCCCTGATATGAGCACTGGTGGTAAAGTGTTTACTACTAGTTTAGTTACTGGTGGTGGTTTTGCTCTTAATTCTATGGCTAATGCTTCACATAATACCATGGTTCAGAATGCTGATGACTTTTTACGAGCGGTAACTAAGGAATATCAAGGTGCTAAGTCTGCCTATGGTAGATATCATATGCAAGGTTATATTGATGATGCAGGGAAGGCATTAGAAACAGCTAAAAAGACTGGTAAATGGAAACACTTTATGAGTAAAAGTGGTTATTTAACTAAGCTCATGAAAAAGCCAGGCAAGTGGGGACTCGTTGCTGCAGGTATTTATGGAGGTTTTGAATTATTAGATTGGTCGACTACATCTCCTGACGAAAGTCAGTTAAGCTTTAATCAAAATTTTAGCAGCCCTACTATAGGTGGGAGTTCTAATATTGGTAGTGGTGGTGGAGAAAAGAAGTCTGGTGGAGAAATGGCAATGGATACTGCTTTAACTGGATTAAGTTACTCAATGTTTGCACATCCTGCTGTTAAAGAAGGGTTAAAACAATACAGGGCTACAGGTCAAATTACTCCTGGTTTGAAAAAAATATTGCAAGCTCCTACTAAATCAAATTGGCCTAATGCATTGCGTGCAGAAAAGAATATGGCTAAAGCTATGAATTTAACTAGTAAAACTGGTGCTATGGCATCTAAGTTTAAAAATCAACCCATTAAAGCATTGAGACATCTTGTGGATAAAAAAGGATACAGCTGGGTAGTTAAACAAGTGGCTAAAAAGAAAGGTTGGTGGTTCGCCACTAAACAATTAGCTAAGTTAGGGCTTGGTACTGCTGGTGCTGTTATACCTGAGCCTGCTACTACAGCTCTTGGTGCTGGCATGATTGGTATTACAGCTTGGGAAATATATGATCTTATAAGTGATATCCCTGAATTGCTAGACTAGCCATGCCTGTTTGGGATAATGAGAATTTACCTCAGCAGTATGCTAATATTGCTAGTAAAAAAATAGATTCTGACACATTCTCACCATCTATGGATGCTAAAGGTACTCTGCAGATGGTTGGAACCTACCGCGAAAACCCCAATAGATTTACTGAAAAAGATAAGAAGAATATTGAAAATCATGCTGATTGGTATGGGCTTGGTATGGATGCTGTTCTCCCTGAAGATCGTGGTCTTCTAGCTAAAACTGTAGGTGAATTTGGTAAAGGATTCTTTCATGGCTTTACTACCTGGAACCCTGGTTTTACTGAAGGTATGTCAGATATGGAGAAGATCTCTCGTAATATAGGACATCTAGCTGGTTTTGCAGGGTGGCTACCTGGTGCAGCTAAGGTTTTAAGGGGGGTTGGAGCACTTAAGCTAGCTCAAGTAGCAGAAGCAGGTAATCTAACGTCTGTGCCCATGTGGGGCGCTAAAAAGATTACTGGATATGGTGGCAAGATCTCTAAAGAAATCTTACGAAGTTCTATTGATAAAAGAGCTGGAGCATCTAGTGCTGTTGCTAAATTTCTTCTTGCAGATAAGCCTAAACATGTCCTTGAAGGAGCTTTTAATCTTGGTATAGCATCATCTATTGGTTCTTGGCAATATGGTGTTGATGAAATGCTTCATTCTGGTATGCATGGAGCTATGTTTGGTGCTGTATTTAGATCTCTTGGAGAATATGCTCCTGGAGGTCCTCCTACCTTAGTTAGGGATGCTGCTGGTAAACGTATCATTACTCTCGAACAGAAGACCGACATGGCTGTTAGGGGCATGGCTGGTTCGCTGTTTACTGGTCTACCATCCACTATGCGAGGCGACACTACTCCCGAACAGGTTTATCAATATCTCCTCGGTGGATTTTTTGGTGCAATGGAGACATCTGCTGTAGCTGCAGGACGTAATAAGTTTCTTAAGAAAATGGATGTACATAATAAAGGCGTTATCGGCAAAAAGCCTGAAGAATTAAATTTCGATCCTGAATTAACTCCTGGTTGGGGAGAATTATCTCCTGCTGTTAAAAAATCTGTTAGAGAAGAATCTCAACGCATCTGGGGTACTGCGGCTGAAGCTGGATTAGCTTCTTTCATTGTTATGAATAAAACAGATCGATTAGATACTCCAGAGGGATTTAAAGATGAAGGGAAAGTAAACAAATATGGAGAAACTCTTCTCAAGCCTGAGTCTGTTGAAGATCATGAGGGTGGTAGAATTGAATGGGGTTCAACTAAAGAGCTAGAAAAGGATCCTGAAGCACAAAAGATACCTGGAGAAAAAAGTGACGATTTAGATAAGCCTAATCTTACCAGTAAAATGTCTGATAACGATATGGAACAGGTAGCTGCGCCTGAAATTACTCAAAAGGCAGTTAACTTTGTTACTTACCATATGGAGTCTACTCACAATGGAAATAGACAAAAAATTGTTAATAACGCTGTTAAATTGGATGTATTGCTTGAAAAATATCAAAATAGAGAGACTCCTGAGCTTAATAGGGCCCCAGAATTAATAGAGGCCATCCAATCTAAAGATGGATTTAATATTACTCTTAATTCTGAACAAAAAGGCAACTTAAGACAGTGGGTTAATACTCGTAATTCTGGTAGGAATGTATTGCAATTTTCTATTGTAGCTGAAGGGAAATATAGTAAGGATGATAAGGGGGCTCTTACTTTAGCGTCTTCTGACTCCAAGGCTCTTACGCTCAATCTAAATAATCCTATTAATTTAGCTAATAATAGAAAACATAATCCTACTCCTGAAATGCCAATAGAGTTAGCATTAAAGAATGCTGATTTACGTGAAGGAAATGTTAGAGATCCAGCAGATCGAGGTTATGGAGTGATTGATCATGTGGTTATGAAAGATCCTGAACGTGGGAATATGATGGTAGAGTACACTTTAGGTGGTTATAAGGAGAAGGTAGGTAGCGAATCTTACAATAGACAGGTAGGTAATTGGTTTAAGTGGCTAGAAAAAAAGGGCTATCATTATTTTAGTGGACGTGGTGATGCTAATCGTATGATCTTTGTTAAAACTCATCCCAGTGTTGAGAAGGCTTCTGTTGGAACTATTACTAATACTATTAAAAATGCTGTTGAAAGCATGCCCTCTAATAAGCTGTTTAACAATAAGAAGGCCTTTGAACAGGCTCAGCAGGAGTTTGCAGATGAATATGCTGTTAAAAACGGTCGTTTAACAGAACGTCAGGCCAAAGTATTGTTTAATAAAATTTATATGTCAAATATTATGTGGGATGCTGAGTTAAATGGGCTCATTACAGATCCTACTAAAGTTTTTGGTGATCAATTTATAGGTGACGCTGTGCAGTTTAATAAGCGGGCCCAAATATGGTTTACTAATGGTTATGCTGCTAACCCTGAGTTTATAAAGAAGCGTTTTACTGCTGTCAATAAAGGTGTCAAACTAGGTAAAAAAGAGGACCGTGAATCAATCAAGGCAGGTCGGTTACGTTATATTATTCAGAATGATGATCCGCCCTCTGGAGAGCGTTTAGCTACAGATCCAGCATCTTGGTATGGAGAGTCAACTGATGGAGCTATTCCTCTTCGTGGTGATATAATGAAAATTATTAATGAAGACTTTGGAATGCCTGAATCTGGACAAAATAAGTCTTTTATAGTCTCTCCTGATGCTTCTCGTGGTGCATTGCTTGGTAAATTTATGTTCCATGCTGACGTACCAGAGGCTGATGCTTTTATGCGCAAACACGGTATCCATATGATTATCCCTAAGTCAGCAGCTAAACAAATGGGTTTACGTGATATGTATACTTTAGAAGACGTTATTAATGGTAAGGTAGATCCTACAGTATACGAGTTAGATATGACCCATCTGAAAGGTATCTATTCTGAAAAACAAACTCATCATATGCTGCAACCGCAACGCGTTCCTAAGCAGCTGCTAACTAATTTGACCGCTTTCTCCAAAAAGCCTCTTCAGCAAGAGGTTCTCGACGAGATGTTTCATGAAATTGTAGAAACGTCCTGGAAGGGAGAACCTGAATATAATAATATGGTTCGTGAATTGATGCGTACTAAGGGAAAGTGGGATGAAAAAACTATGGATCTCATAGCTCGTAACGTAGATCGATTGGACATGTCTCTTGTCTTAGAAGCCATGCGTTTACCTGGTAAAGAGCCCGCAAAGCTAGCAGAACGGCTGTATTCAGAGATTCTTAGGGTTAATGCCCAACAAGCTCAAGATATCGCTTCAGGGCGCGATGTAGACCCTGAATTAGCAGAAAATTATATTGGTGAACAATCCGATTATAGCTCTCCGACTGAACGTATGATGAAATTAGGTGATCACATTGGGTCTTATATGCATAAATATGTACGAGATTATCGTATGCAAGCAATGAAAAATTATATCACTAATCAGGTATTCAGACCAAGATTACCGAATAGTGTCTCAGCACGTATGCGTCCATATACTTATTGGATGAAGAAAAAGTTTCCTGATTTGGAAGCTCGTGATGATATCTTTTATTTAGATGAATCCTATAGGAAGACTATGTTACAGTTGCCTGAGGGACTTATTGAAAATAGAAATAAAATGGAATTAGGTGAATTATGGGATAGTTATGGAACTGAACCTAAAGTTAAAGACTTTCTAACTAGTGTTTCTTTACGTGTTCCAATGGATTCGATCTCTGGAGCACATGTGTTAAAATTTAAAGGATTTACTGGTGTAGTTGGTCATGGCATTCTTCTCCATCCACGCTCTATGCGCGCATTAGGTGGTGCTGATCTAGACGGTGATAAAGCACATGTATTCTTTGGATTTAAGAAAAAATGGAGAGACGCCTATGATTCAAACAAAATGGAATTCCTCGACGAGCAAGGAAGAATCAGTGATAGTAAAACAACGGTTGTGCCTGAATGGGTTCGTAAAAAATACAAACTTAAGCCTGGTGCAACATATCAAGACCTTCTTACGACAACGAATGAAGGTACTCCCAAAGAGCGGGCGCTAAAGAAGTCTCAAGTTTGGATGTATTCTCCCTTACATCGAATGAACATTTCATCTGCAGCATCATCTGGACGTGATCAACTTGGTCCTTCAGTAGTTACTAAGCAGATATTAAACTCTACTTATGCTGAAATTAAAAATTCAGAAAAGGGCTATGAAGAATATACTGTTGGTGGTGGTAAAAATCCTACCATAGTAAGGATAACTCCCAGAGAAGATTTAGATTATGCGCGTGAATTAATGCGTGCTGAGGTTGCATTTCCATCTGATCCTTTAGATGAGCTTGGACTGCGTCCTAGGGAAGAATTTTTTGAAAAAGCTTTTGAATCATATTTCAAAGTTGATATTAAAAATCAAGGGAAGCGTAAGGTGTCTAATCTATATAGGCAAGGCACTTTTCAAACAATGCATAACCTTAATAATGCCTATTATGGTAAGAATTGGGGGGAAGGTAGGCATCATTCTTATGACGAGGTTAAAGTATTAAGTGAAAATATAAATGATTTGTCTGGTCATTCAACTATGCTTCCTAAGATGGCTAATTTAATGAAAGATGTAGACTGGAGTGATAGTCCTTTTATGAGGATTGAGCCTGTGGAAATCCAAAAGATTTATGCTATGCATAGTAAAAAATTAGGTGTTTATGATCGATTAAAGAAGATGCTTGGTAGAAAAACGTTTGATGTACAACTCTCTGGTGAGGGTGGAAGAATGATCCATGAGGTATATTCAAAGAATTTAATGTTTCAGGAGAGTAGGGAAAAGATAGCCATTTGGGAAAAAGATGTTTACAAGGCAATGTTTAAGGGGACTCAATGGGATACAGCTAGTTTCTGGGATCGTTCTTATAAAATAGGTGGATTAAAAAAGCAAGAGGCCTTTAGGCGTCATGCTATGGTTCGCTATGTAAATACAGCAGAAGATTTCTTAGTAAATGATTTATATGATATGGTTAGCGCAGATTTAGTGTCGGATTTGGCAGCAGAAATTCCCAATACGGATTTTGGAAGAGACTTTATTAAGACTACATCTAGGTTTGCACAACGTATTAAAGATTTAGACCAACTTGCATTTTTAAAGCGAAATCCAACTTTAGCTAAAACTTTAAAGTCTGTGGGCAAAAAAGATTCAAAAGTTGAGGTTGAAGAAGAATTTTCCATTGGTGAGTTAAAATCTGCGCAGCAAGATAAGAGCAATCTAGATCTTCGTATTCGAGAGTTTAAGTTTAATGAAGACCATGGCATTACCTCTCGTGAAAGCAATGGTAATGTTCAAGGCAATAAATGGAATAGGCCTCTGACAGCACAAGAGGCAGAGTTTGTTGATATTATGTTAATATCTTCTTTGAGTCGTGGACCATTTGAGCGTATAGATAAAATATTGCGCTCTAAGAAGAAACTTACTGACAAACAAAGGATGGAATTAGAGGAACTTAAAAAGGCTGCTAATGCTACCAATATGACACGTACTGCATTAGGTAGCTCTGCTGTAGCAGATAGTAGTATTAAAAAATTTTTACAAAGATATAGTGTGTTATTTAGGCAGGGGCATCATACTGTTCCCAGGGAAACTGTTAAAAAAATTGAAAAAGAGGTAGATCAAGATTATAAAAAGCCCCAGAAGGATCCAGCTACTGGAGTTGAAACTGTGCTAGATCCTTTTGAAGATCCTTATGCTGGGTTACATAATATTCCACGGAAGCCAAATGGAACACTGTCTAAAGCAAATAGGCAAATTACCGACGAGGCTATTGACCATATTAATTATTATAATAACAGCATTGGTGCTGATTTAAACCTTATTGCTAGAGAATGGGTCGGTAAAGACTTAGATGCTTTTAATCTAGAAGATTGGCGTGTATTAAATCGTAATTTTAAAGAATTGCGTTCTGGCACCTGGTTTGCACGTATGTTTCAACACTTTACAGGTAAAAAATTATCTAAAGAATTGTCTCAACGACACTGGTGGATGTTTCCTAGGGCTGTTAATAGAGAGCTTATGATGCATGAATTTCAAAAAGCTTATAATCAGGGCTGGTTTCAAAACTATAACGGTGAGATGGTATTGGGTTCATTGGCTAAGCCTACATTTTATTTGGAAAAGCAGCAATTTATTCAAGGTAAGACGACTGATTATGCTATTCGTATGGATGAATATGAAAAAACTGAGTTAGCTGCTGAATTACATGCGACAGGTTATGATTCTATCCCTGAAGGTCCAGATATTTATCGTGCTGCTGCTATTATTAGAGAGCGTAATCTTCCTGAAGAAATGAAGGGTTGGGATAAATCAGATCCAATGACTCATTATCATGAACAAGCTTATAAGGATATGCATGCTAAAATTTTAAAAGAAGTTAACTGGGAGGTAATCAAAGATCAGGAGTTCAGTGTTTCGACAGCTACAGGTACTGTAAAGCTTACTGGTGAAAAATTGGCTGAACAGATTAATGAAGTTATTACGCAGCGTAATTTAAAAACTTATGGTTGGATCGTTGGTGATGAATATTTTTATGATAAAGGAGTAAAGGATTGGATTAAACAAGATTTTGAAAAAACTACTCTATCTGATTATGTTATAAAGAAGAATGGTAGGCCTCAGTTTCATGACGAGGCTATGACTCAGCCTAAAATTGATGTTAATAAATTTATAGAATATGTTACTGATCAATTTAAATTAGGTAAGAAAATTGAAATAGAAAAATTTGGAATGGATGGTATACGTAAGATAAGTCGTTCTGTTTTCTTACAATCAGGACTTATTAATAAGAAATTTAAACGAATCTTGCAACGTAATGGTATTGCTCCAACAGGACATTTTCCTGCTGATTCTTATTTTCCACATTTTTTCGATCAAACTGGTCGTAAAATGGCAGGAGAACATATTAAAAATGTAGTTAAGCTTATTAATGATCGTGCAGATTGGCCTGAAACTAGAGAAAAAGCACCTACGGGCTATAAGGGTAAGGTAAAGGCTGAAGAGATACAAAAATTAATGTGGAAATATCATAGCATTCGAGGAGAATGGCTTACTGGTGATATGGATGAAAATCATCATTTCTCAGGAGCTTTACAAGAAATTGCTAACAATAAGTCTGGGGAACATATCAGGTGGTTTGAACAGAACCCATCTACTGGCAACATGAAAAAACGCGCTTCACATATTCCTGGATGGAGAACTGATCCTGAAGCTTATGAGGTTTATCAAAAGAACCTTATTGACACCTTTCATAGACAAGTAGCTCAAATTATGGTACGAAGATCTATGGAAGATTTTTACAGTCAGCATATAAAGTCCTGGGGAGCTAAAACTGTTCAAGCTTGGTATAATTATATGGACTTATATGCACAAGATTCAATGGGATATCCTAGTATTATCCCTGATTATATGATTGAAGATCCTAAAATGGCTTTAAGTGGTACTCCTTACAAGTGGTTTGCTGATAATCGTGTGGCTGCAAGACTAAATAAAATTAAAGAAGGCTTAGGGTTTAAATCTGATACAATGCTTCCAGAGGAGCTCCGCGGCATTAATGTGCAAGATATCAGGCACTGGTCCAATCTGGAGGCTCAATACGCTATGGCTTCACTACTCGCTCATCCTAAATCTGCAGTTGCCAATCTATATGGAGGTACATTGCATACTATGATTAGCACTGGTTGGAAACATTTTAAGAATGCAAGGGATGTTTCTTACCTAAATACACATTTACCACATCGTGTGGTAGATGGTAAGGCTATGCCTTGGACTGAAGAAGCTTTTAATGAATGGGTAGTGGGTCATGGTGTTATTCCATCTATGTTAAGACAGGAAATTGGAATTAATCCTAAATATAAAAATGTGAAGTATAAGAAGGTTGTTGAGGATTTAATTAAGAAGGTAAAACAAGATCCTGATGTAGCTGATAGTACCTTGTGGGAGATTGTAATGACTAAACATGGTGTTAGTAGGCAGGCAATGGAACATTTATCGTGGTTTATGCATCGTCCTGAGCGTACTTTAAGACGAGATGCTTTTGTAAGTCATTATTTGGCTGCTAGAGAGAGGATTGGTAATGCTGATATGCCATTAGATCATCCTTTTCTTATTAATATGGCAAAGAAAGGTGTTCAAGCTACTCAGTTTTTATATTCAGCTCCCTATAGGCCCGCGTTTGCTCGTACATCACTTGGTAAAGTATGGACGCGTTTTCAACTCTGGGCTTGGAATTCTGTGCGCTTTAGAAAGGATTTAATAGATGCAGCACACATCAAGGGCTTTAGACAGGGCACACCAGAGTTTGAAGCTTTTAAGCGCATGGCTATGGTGGATATGTTAATTTTAGGACTTGCAAATGTTTTTGCATATTCTTTATTTGAATCAGCGTTACCTGCGCCATATAGTTGGTTTCAGGATACAGCTGAATGGTTATTTGGTGATGAAAATGAACGCGATCGTGCATTCTTTGGAGCTTGGCCATCCCAGGTTGCTCCATTACAAATGGTAACTCCTTCTATATTGAGAATGGGTCCTCCAGCAATTAAAGCTATTTTAAGCGATGATTGGAGTAAACTCTCTGGATATTATGTGTGGACTATGTTTCCTGCAGGTAGAATGCTGCGCGATGTTAAAAAAACAATAGAAAACCCTACGAGAGGAGTAGAGCATGCAACAGGAATCCCTTACTTGCAGTTTGGAAGAGAAGTCAAAAAATATCGAGACGAAAAATCCCCCTACGGATTTAAATCTCCCTGGGAATAAATTACCGCATACTATCTGTTTAAATATGATCGTTAAAGACGAGGCATCTAATTTGCGTCGTATCTTTGATTCTGTTTTACCATATATCAGTACTTATTGTATCTGTGATACAGGCTCTACAGATGGTACTCCTGATCTTATTAAGGCCTATTTCGATGAAAAAGGGGTAGTAGGCGAGGTTTTACACCATAAATGGAAAGACTTTGGACATAACCATACCTTAGCTTCTAAGGCTGCATTTGGTAAGGCAGATTTTATTTTAACTATGGATGCTGATGATTATTTTGAAGGAACTCCAGATTTTAGTCAATTAGAAAATGGTACTGTATATAATGTTAAATTAGGATGTGAAACTGACTTTTATTATAGACCATTATTATATCCTGGTGATTTAGAGGCTTATTGGGTTGGCCCTTTACATGAATATATGACTTGGGATGATCAAACTATACCAAAAGATCATTTGCCAGGGCAATATGTTGTTACTTCTTATAGGGATGGATCAAGACAGAAGGAAGATACGGATAAATTAGCAAGAGATAGTGGCCTTCTTTTGCAGGCTATTGAAGATGAAAATGGTCCAATTGATCGGAATACATTTTATTTAGCTAATACTTATAGGGATCATCAACTGTATGAGGAAGCTTTAAAGTGGTATAAAAAAAGGATTGCATTAAAGGGATGGGTTGAAGAGGTCTTTATTTCAGGATTAAGGGCTGCTAATTGTTATGATTGCTTGGGTGAAAAAGAAAAGGCTATATATTCTTACATTCAAGCAGCAAATTATTATCCTATTAGGGCATTAGAAGCATTGCATCCTGTTATGGAGCATTATAGGAGCATTGGTCTATATGATTCTGCATATGTTTTTGGTATGCAGGCTTTTTTTATGCCTTCTACCCTATTTGTAAAGGGTTCTAAAAATTATGTTGATTCTAAACACTGTGAATTATTTGTTACAAATAGTATTTATGATTGGAAATATTTTGATGAATTATCTGTCATCTCATCTTGGCTAATGCCAACTCAATATGAGCTATCTATATTGCTTAGTCAATTAGCTTTACAGTCTATTCACATGCAGGATCATGAGAGAGATAGAATAGAAAAAAATATAAGTTTCTTAGAAAAAAGGATAAAACAGACGGATAAAAAAGAAATACCAAGAGGAATATTAGACAGCATAAAAGAAATGAAGGCCTATTCTACAATTTAAACATATTATGGCTCAAGTCTTTTTATTGTTAAAAAGTTCAGTTGAATTATGGACTGTTACCTCCACCATGATGTTAGCGTAAACCATACATCATAATTTAAGACTTTTTTATCGATTCTTCAACATCTATATATCCCCACAGTAAGATTAGATAGGTTATAGCGTCCTTTAGCCTACCACGAACATCTTCTCGTTGAGATTTATGTCCCTCATTGTAAGAAGCTATTCCATCTACATGTTTAAAGAAGTAGGTCATAATTACTGTTTTAGGGTCCTGGCCAGTTAGAGCAGCAACGCGTCTAAAGTTAGCGTGAACGTCATCTTCAGTGCGTGCATACTCTTTTTGGCCAGCATCCCTTGTCTTCCTCACCTCCTCGAAAATCTCCTCCATTAGAGAAGTCATCTCCGTATATCTCATTAGAAAGGAAGATCGGGATCTTGTTTTTCTTTTTCAGGCATACTTAATGTAAAATATAGCCCCGTAATGTTTTCTTCTGTGCGGTCTTTATTAATCCATCCTGCAAGGAAGATTTCGTCACCTTCCTCTATTTTTTGTTGTGCAGGTAAGATTCCACGAAAATGAGGTTGTTTATTAGCTTCAGTAGCATCATCATTAAGATTTAATCGTACTTTACCAATATCTATCCAGATTGTTTTTGGTTTAGCCATTCTTCTGTTCTCCTTACGATATTATCGTCTAGCTTTTTCTTTTGTTTTGACCCAACTTCGCGTTGAGCGCATTTTTTACAAATTCTATGTTCGGTATATGGGTGTTCAGGAAGGATCTCAAAATTTCCCCAAATATAACTGGGAGAAACGGATCTTGTTTTACACATATAACATTCAAAGAATTCTTTAGGTAATTTAGCATTTATACCATACATAAGGCTATTATTATTATTCCAATCCAACAAGCTAGACTAAAGATTCCTAGAGTTCCGAAGGTTAGTATTCTTTTTAGCATATTCTTCCATCCTTTCTTTGTTTTCTAGTGTACGTTGATATTTTTTAGCAAGTTCTTTATCTAAAAATTTTGTGCCATCTCCTGCAATATACACAAAGTCTAATTCATGTTGTAGGGGTTGCAATTGTGTCCTTTAGTAGCGTATACCATTGTGCTGCAGTGTGATTAATAGTTTGTTTTAGTGCCCATTCCTTAGCTCTTTTACGATATGGAATGGTTTGATTAGGGTTTTGTAAATAATGTTCTAGTTGCCATGCCATAGTGGGCATAAATTTATCATTATCTGGATCAACATGACATACGATCCCTCTATTGGCCACTATATCTTGCAATGCTGCTATATTAGTAGTTAGGCAGAAACAACCTGCTTTTTGAGCTTCTAGGGCTGTTATACAATAAGTTTCAGGATAATGTGTAGGATAGAACCAAATATCAGTTTCAGCCCATTTTTCTTGGATAGTTTTATTATCTACATACGGATGAATATTAATTTGGTGTGGAGATTTATCAATATCTTTTTGCATGCCATCCCAGTGTGATATTTGTCGGGTCTTGCTACTTCCTTCACCGTAAATATTAAATTCGATTTTATGCTTTGCATCGATTAGATTTAAAATTTTTATTGTCATGTGTAGACCGCGCTCCCAATCTGATGTCCACATTAGTGAGTTGGGCTTTTTCTTTATCTTTATGGGTTTGGTTGGTGTTAAGCCATGCCCAATAATAGACATCTTTTCATCTGGAAATTTATTTAATTGGCTTTGTATATGTCTTTTATGCCAGTTGGTTAATGTGACTATGTGGTCCAATCGAGGGAGATTACTAACTAAATTGCTACCAGCTCTAAACATGCGAGCATTTAATACCCAGTCTATAATTTGGGTATCGTGTAGCCATAAAATAGTAGGACATTTAGCAATATTATAAATAAAATAATTTATATACCTTGAAACGACAACTGCATCAAATTGTGAAGTATCAATATCAGGAGTATAAGCAGAAAAAATAGTAATTTTACAGTTATATTCATTTATTAGTGCCTGTCCTAATTTAATTAATGATAATTCACTACCATAACAGGCAGCATTTTCATATTTGGGATCAGAATCGTTAGCTAATTCCCATATTTTTGGATTTAAACCGCCTATAGTTAAATTAACATATCCAGTATAGAATCCTATATTCATTTATTTTTTCCTCTTGCTATTACTGCTGTTTTACAGCGTTTACAGTTCCTTTTATGATTATGCATTCCCCAGTATTTACCACAATTGCATCTAATATGTTTTTCAAGATTTTTCTTCATCAGGTTCATTATAGACTATCCAGCCTTCAGACAGTATATTTAATGTATTTTCATTTAATTTAACATGTTTAATAAACTTACCATCACCAGTATACATAGATACCATCTTTATTTTAAGATGTTTTCCATACTTATCTGGTTCTAAGCTTATTTGTTTGAGTCTATAAAAAATAGAGCTACCGTAATTACTTTCCATATTACCTCCTGGTTAAATAAGGGGGGAAGGACATTTCGTTTCTAAAGTATCCCATGTTCCGACCCTTCCCCCAACTGATCATCCACTCTTAGGTAGATTTCCTTGTCTGCTTGCTTAAGGTGAAGCGCAACCTTTTATTGTTTCATAGCCCAAAACAATATAACCATTACTAATTTATCTAATATCCAAAGATAAAGAATCAGATTTATTTTATTTTCGATTTGCAATTTGGACATTGTCCTATTGCTTTCCTTAATTTAATATTATCGTTACTAATATTGTTTAAATCAAAGGACAAGCGGTCTACTAGCTTTCTTAGCTGGATAACCGAGGTCCCCCTTGATGGTTTCTTGGTGTTTGTGTCGTCGTTCATAAAGTTCTCCTCTAGTTTCAGGGTGATCTTCTTGACATTTCCTTCTAGATCGGGTAATGTTTTCCCAACTAGAAAGCTTACTATCTTTTAACATTTTGAGTAAATCTTTTGCGAGTAATTTGGACACATCTATTGGCGGCTTTAAGCGCTTACCTTGATATGCCCAAATATTCCAAATTAGATTTAATTCATCATCTGCTAAAGAGTTGTCTGCTTGAATAAAACCACGACATAAATTAACCATATTTACTCTAATCATGTGAACATGTCTCCTTTAGCTAATTTACGTAGAACGTAAGATTTCATATCAGGATGTCTATTTAAAAATTCAAGCAATGCTTGGAAATCTTCATCTTTTAAGCTGCCTTTTCTTGTGTTGCAGGACTTACATATAATCTGTAGGTTGGAAATTAAAGAAGTTCCACCCATACTTATTGGATAAATATGATCACAAACAATATTGCTTACATCTAATACTTTCTTACAATATCTACATGGTTGTCCATAGTGCTGAAAGAAAAGTGCCCTTACTTCATCGACGGTCAGAATGCATTTTACTTCATATTCTTTCGACCTCCGTTTTAAAGATGATTTCAGGGTTACTGATTTTTTCATCAGTCTATGGAAGACTTTTTTGGCATGATTGCCATGCAATAGCTTGAGCTTAGGGAAGAACTTGTCTTCCCATAAGCCCAGCTTGCTACGTTTATCCTTCGAGTGCAAAAGTTGTGTATGCATTTATTCTCCATAAGCCTACATTAATACTACATGAAAACCCATTTCGTAAATGTTCATCTTCTTTTTTTACTCTTACACCAAAGTGGAATATTGATAACAATGTTATCGATACTCCGTATTTTAACCATACTATTTTTAATAGTGGGTCCATATTCCCTCCTACGTCTTTCGGACGCGTTTCTTTTTATTTATGGCAAATCCAGAAATTCCAAGCCCTGATTCAGTTGCTGCAATCACAGGCTTTCTGGCTTTCTTTTTATCTATTTCTACCTTGTACCGTTTGTAATCATCTGGTACACGGTCTTCGTCCACTACTTCTAAAGGTCCCCAAGCTTCGTAAAGTTTATAACGTGCAGCATCTGTTTTAAAGACACCGTCGTTACCACAAGTTTCAATTATCATAGGTAAGATAACGCTCTTAAAATATTCCATAGAGCGCGTTACAGCCTTTTTACGATTTAATAGTCGCGTAAGCTCTGTTCTGATAGCTTGTATTTCGCCTTCAATAACACCTTCCTGACGAGATAATTCTAATGAAAAACTATCTACAGCATCTGTTTTTCTCTTAATAATATCTCTTGTTGAGTCAATTTCTGCTGTCAAGGCAGTCATTGTGTCAACTTTGTCTTCATCAGGTATGGCGCTATCTAACTCAAGATATTCTTTCTCGAGTTCTAGTTCAATATAGCTTTCAATCAGCTCGCGCGAAGTCATGCGTTGTGTTGGTCCCGACATTAGTGCTCCTTTGCAATCTAAATGAAGTGTTAAAGGTTAATTTAGTTTCAAACAGTTCACCATCAGTATTTTTAAAACAAGATAAAGTTTTATCATCGTTTCCTGCTATCCCATTAAGTCCAATTACCTTTCTAGAAGCATTTTCTATTGCTCCACTACCTTTGCCAGCATAGAGATCTAAGATTTGATTTCTAGAGTAATCACGACTTACTTGGGAAATTTGGATGATTACTATATCTTCGTTAACTGCTAAAGATGATAAACTATGTGAAATGTATTTGACTTGTTCATATTCTCCACGTATATGAGGTGGTGTTTCAACCAAATCAATGTAATCTACTACTAAAAGGGCAGGTTTTAACTCTCTAACCTTTGCTCTAATAGTATCGACAGTAGGAGTTACGGTTTGCACAGCCATATGGGCCAATTGATCTTTACATTGATCAAAAATGCTTACATAATTAGTGTTTACTGCCTCTTTATTCATTCCTGATATAATTTGTAAATTTCTTCTATGCATAACCCAATCAGCCAACTCTAATGAAAGATAGAGTGTTGGTACTTGATAATTAGAGCTAATAGTATCATTTACGAAATCATAACCAAGGGCAATATTCTGTGCTAACGTAGTTTTATTTGAACCTGTAGGGCCAAAAATAGTGATGAGTTCACCTGGATAAAATGTGCAGTCACTAAGCAATCCAAGCATACCAGCAAAATTAATAGCTCTACCTGTGAAATCCGTAGTTAAGCGTTCATCTAATGAATCTTGCATTTGATCAGCATTTTTAATTTCTACATTATAATCCTTGTTTTTATAATATATACATCGAGGACTACATACGGATTTAAGGACTTTATCCTGGCATCCATAACGATATGTCTTTCTATATATATCTTCAACTTGGAAAATAATTTCACTTTCTTCTAAACTATTGTTATTCCATTTCAATAAAGCTGCTTTTGTAGCTATTGATGGGATACCATGTCTTTTAAAGTGAGAAATTATTCTTAATAGATGATGATGACGACTTCCCTCCATTGGTCCACTATTATACAGCGTTTGGATACAGGTAGCCATGTGTTTTGGCTCTACTGTAGTTCCGAAGCTATATATTTCGTTCTGAACTTTTTTATAAGTAAAGGATTTTAGTGCACCTTCTGACCACATTCTAGTATAAGCAAAACTTAAACGTGGTTCTTTTGCCAATTCATGTATGGCGTCTGGGGAAAGAGTCATTAATTCATTATAAGTTAGAGGGATTTTATATAACTGAGTTTTATGATTAATGGTGTGAGGAGCTCTATATAGTCCTGTTGCCATATAAATCATATGATCAATCTTAGTTATATCATTACACAGTCCTTCCATAGTATTTTTTATTGTATATGGGAGTCCTGGGCTTGGCTCTAAATCAAATAAATTACGATCTAAAAGCATATGATAACCTGTACCAGAAAAATAGATTCTAAAATTACATTCTTGTAGATCTAGTTCATCAGTTAAATAGTAAGCTAAGGCTTGTGTGCCTGCTAATACCCATTGATCACTGTTCTGACCTTTATCTATATCGATTGGAATTTTATCTATATCTCTGGCTCCAGCAAATTTTGCAATGCTATTATGTGTTTGAGCATAACTTAAACCTAAGTCATCATAAGTATATACAGATCGATAGAGTTCTTTTTTAGTATCTATTGCATTCTGTATGCATCGTGCAAAATCATTGGAATGAATAAAGGAGCCCCTGGATCGGGGCCCCCCTATCGCTACTTCCAGATTGTTATACATCAAAGTTTGAGAGTTCTTTTGCTAATTCTTCATTCTTTGCTGTAAGTTTGACACCATTTTGTGATGGAGCTACTCCTGTTGATTCTTTCAAATATCCATTGTCTTTCATATATTTGATATAATCTAAGAGAGCTTCTTCAGCACCAGGTTTGTTTTTAAAGATCCTAGGATGTACACGGGTATATTCTTTCCCATTTTTTCCCATTTCTTTAAATACATAGACTTTATATGGTCTGTCGGTATTAGTAAAGTGTTCGTTGAGATATGCTGCGATATCCTCAATTGGACTTTCATCAGCAGTTACCCATTTACCATTTTGATTAACTCCACCATCGAAACCTAAAGCATCACATACTTGATTAATACGACGAACTAAGCCAGTAGGCTTAACTGTTCCGTCAACATTAAATTCAAATGATCCAGTAATTCGCATTGGTCGAGTGTAATCACTATTATCGACATTCATATTAAATTGAAGATATACATCAGCCCAATCATACTTTGCTGATAAGTCTTCTATGTCTTTAATTCCTGCATTTTGTACTCCTAGCCAACCTGGCCCAGAAGCTGCGCGCATAATACTCATTATTCTGCTCCTTTTTCTTTATAGGATTTTATTGTTTTCATTACATTACCGTAATCAAACAGTAATTTCTGTTGAGATAAGGGGCGCAGTCTAGATCCAACCATTCGTTCATCATAAGCTTCAAATGAAATTTCCATATCACCTGTTTCTTTATCTGCACTAGTATAGCCAATAATATCAGCTTTTGCAGTTAAGCCATATGATAATCCTCGAGGAAGGTTAGGGCCTAATTGTGCCTTATTATCTACAACCATTGTTGGTTTTGCATGGCTAATGATAATAAGATTTCCTCCAACCATTTTTAAGAATCGTTGCATTCTAACTACAATGTCAAGATTCTTTTTCCTAGCTGTGGCCCAATCAGATCCCCATTGTCCTTCTCCCATTGCACTAATACCTAAATCATCGACAACTGCGTCTTCAATCCAGGCATTTATTTGATCAATAGTGTCAAGAACAATGGTATCTATTTTGTAGTCTGCCCAGTTAGTTTCTAGGTCTTTGAGGATTTCTCCCAATGAATAGGTCTTCAGTGGTGTTCCTGCATTAGATCCATTGCGGTGGAAATAGCCACGTTCTTCTGGTGGTATTATTTCCTGTTGTGGTTCGCCATTTTTTGTAACAGCGATACCATCTTTTGTTACGGCTCTTATGGGTGGCATGAGAGATGTGCATGTTATTACTTTAGCACCATCGACAAAATCAGAGCCAAGATCTGTGTCAATTAAAAGTACGCCCTCACTACCTTTTGGGGACCAACTAGCTGCTTGTGTGGTTTTACCAGTCTTTGGTTGTCCAATAAAATACCACGTTAAGCCTGCGGGTACCCCGTTCGTCCAGTCTGTTTTGACCGTTTGAATATCTAACATTTCGTCTCCTTTATGTAGAAATGTGGGGGTTGTAAGTTACGGATTCCAACGCTTCTTTTCAAGCATCATTGTTGGAAAATGAAAAGAAATTTGCCCGTGCCATGGTTGGCTCGTTACTAATTTCCGTACAGTATTAGAAATAAAACTTCCGCTCATATTACTACAATAGCTTGTTGCTTTTGCATTGCATGGTTCTATATTTCCAGCACTGTCACTATACCATTCTTTCAGGTATTTGGTTTTGGTAGGGTTCTTAAAAGTATATTGTTGATAATGTTCAGCTCCCATTCTTCCATCAATTAAGAAATCTGGTTGTTTAAGGGCCAAAATGGCCTCTACAGCCTCTTTTCTTGAAGTCATTGAATCAAAGCCTAAGATTATTATATTATCATCTTCAGGGTAATATGTAGAAAATTCTCCATTATAACACTTAATTTGAATATCAGTGTTAATATCATACAACATAGACATTAATGCGTGTGTTTTAGCTTGTCCAACATGATGTCCACAAAATTGTGAAACACCAATATTTTCTTCGCTTACTATGTCCCTGTCATATAATTTAAGAGAATCTGCACCCATACGTACCAATTGCATAGCTGCGGAACTTCCAATAGCCCCGCAGCCTAAGATATGATAAGTATAATCATTGAAATTATCTACAATGCCTTCATATCGTTGGTTCATCATAGAATGTAGTCCTCCCGATCTAAGGGTGGTGTATATTCAGCATCTAAAATACTAGTTTCTACTGCATTTTGAGCGTTCCATTTATGTTCATCGTCTACTGTGCAAATATATCTTTCAGATTCAATATAATATACAATACCATCTAATTCATCAGCAGTTTTGCAAAGTCCCACACGGTAGTTTAGCTTTTTCTTAGCTGCTTCTTTGTTAAGGTCTTTAATTACATCTTGATATACTTTAAAATCAATAGTTCCAGTGCAATAATCAGAATTAATATCATCTAATTCACCACATAAGAACTCATATGCAATTTGCCTTTCTGTATCTTCAGGGCTAGCTCCAGCATATGAATCATTAAATAATGCAATTTGTCGAGCATCGTAAGTATATCCTTGATCACTAGATAAGCCTATTCTATTTTCATATGTTGGATAATTTGCTGCCGTTTTCCATTGATGAGCTGTACATTTCTTTTTAACTTCATCAGTAATACTTTGTGGTATAGTCTTTTCTTTGCCCAAGATATTTAGTGTAACATCTTGTTCAAGAGTAACTGGCTGCCAAATATTAACTCTGAATTTATATTCTTCTTTTAAGTTAACTACTAGTGACATAGACATTTGTCCACTTGACATTTGGTCTATAGCATTCAGATCAGTTGGACTCCAAAAGGCGTCCATTGTGTGATGTGAGTGCCACCATACGAATTGTAAGCTATCTAATTTCTTATGTTTCATAGCGGTCTTAACGTAATACTGTGCTAATTCTTCCTTATCTAATGTACAATGTGCAGCTGTAACCCTTTGTTTAAGGATTATTGGATCGCTTAATATGAAATCACCATCATCATCGCGATGGGCAATCATCATACCACCGATTTCAGCTTTAAATTGATCATAAGAAGATTTAGCATAGTTTATAACTTTATTCCAGCTTTTTTCAGCTATATAGAATTTAGCCATTGTTAGTATCTCCTTCTTGTTGTTGAAGATTAAGGATACGTCTAGTTCCATGAGTATCTGCCCACCATTGCATTCGTTCTGCAATTTGTTCCCTACTAGGTGTGCCATGGGGTGTATCATCATCTTCAGGTTGATTGTTTGAGTTGTTTGCTTCGTGTTCTGCCACTCTTTGAGCAACGACCTCTTCAGCCATTTCTTCATCAACAGTGAAAGTTCGTTCTCCTACTGTGTCTTCAATGTGACGATCTAAGTCTGCTCGAATTCTATCGTGGATCTCTTGTCGTTGTTGTTGTTGGGTTGGTGTGAGTGGTGTTTCTGTGCCTTCAGGTGGTGGAGTAGGTTCAATGTCAGCTTCGCTTACAATAGATGTTTCATGACCGCTTGTAACGGTTAGTTCTTCATCAGTAATAATAGGATCTTCCATATATCTATCACATCTATTTCTTAGTTGGCATTCAATGTCATCACAGTAATCATTTAAGGCAGCCTTTGTTTCATTATTTTCAGGAGCTAATATATTTTCGTAACTGTCATTAGTACCACCTACATGTCTCCATAGACGTCGAGCACATCTTTCAGTATCTTGTCCCACTGAATGTTTAAATGTCTCAGAATAATGTCCTGGAATACCATATAATGCTAACCTAATATTATTTAAAGGTCGTGTACCAGGTATATTGTATCTGCACCAAGATCTAAAATGAGTGTATAATGCAACAAAGTCCATTCTTAGTGCTGCATTAGATATGTGCGTTTGATAGTCACCTAAGCATGCATGAAACCATCCATTACTTGTGCCATTACTCCAAGGTCTTGAAATATATGGGAAACTAAGCCGCGGATCATCTGTCGTTCGGACGATTTCATGCGTCCCTTCGCATCCTAACGCGGCATACATATTAGCCATTTCACCTATTGGTCGTATACATAACTGATTCAGATACCTATTTAATTTAACATATAGTCTCATCTCTAAGTCTTCAAATGGAATGTCACCAATATGAGTGTTAACATTATATACTGGAATAATTACATCTTTTAGTTTTAGATTAATCATAATTTCATACTTACTCCATTCATTATTAAGAGGTTCTTCACGATGGCTGCCAATAGATACACTGATTTCAGAAGGGTTTGATTGATTGCTTATAAAATTATTAAATGCTGTTAATTGATGTGATATAGTGTCTTGCAATGAAATGAATTTCTCTTGTAAAAGATCAGTATTATCTTGAAAAGTAACACCTTCTCTTCTTAAACGAGCCATCATGCTATCAATTTCTATGACCTGTTCTTTCATTCTATTCCAATTCCAACTATTATTGTCACGTCGATCAAATATTTTACTGATATTGCCACGTTTATTCCATTGTAGTATATTCTTTTCTACCATGGCACAAACGCTATCAAAAGAACCTGGTGACCATCTAAAGGTTTTTGTACATTTCAAAGGTTTAACTTCAGGAAATCTATGTAAATAAGTACGATTGTAAGTATCTATTTTTTCAACTACTTCAGCCTGAGGTCCTAAAAGTATGTTTTCAGCTAATTCACGTATATTCGGATTAAAGTCTTGAATTAACATAAGTACCTCCATATTAGAGAAGGGTGAATAAAATAATGTTATCTTACTCACCCTTCAAGGTTATTTATTAAAGCTGTTAGCCCCCTGTCTTATCTTCGGTTACTACAGCAACATGGTCTGCTTTGTCAGGATCTGTGGTATCTTTAAAGATTGTAGAATCCTTAGCAATTACACCATTTACATTAACAGTTGAATCAGCAGGAATATTCTTCTCCCCACGAAAACCTCCAACATTAACAGCATCAATCTGACAGTCTGCAAAGTTGGTGGTATTATTCATAAGTTTAATTAGTGGCATTGATGTGCCTCCTTATTATTGTATGGTTTATGGTTTAAGTTCACAATCGGTTGGTAGCTTTGTTTTATACCGATAAATCATTCCCCTTAGCGTTGTGTCGACGCTTGTGAACTTATTTTACACGAAATACGCGAGTACATTTGCCAATATGACCTCTTCCTACAACCTGTTCAGTAATAAACTTTGTACCCTTATTACGCTTATTATAAGCTGCAATACGGGAACTAACTGTACCTGGTTTAAGCTCAGCATGACGAATATCAATGAAATATGTACTTCCTTCTTTTGATACTTGAAGGTCAGCAAGAGGTAATCTCATTAACCTGCCGCGTGTTGGGAGTTTAGTCCCTGTTTGTATTTTGAACATAATGCTCCTTATTTAGTATGTGATAGTTTCTAACGACCATCTCCAGAGCAGCTAGATAACCTTGGTTATATTGCCACTCTCCTTGGAGTCTAGATGGAACTGAATCACCGTAAGCTTGGTCTACCTTACGACAATGTTTAATGATTTGAGTTATTTCAACCATTATTACCTCCTTATTTATAAAATAGATAGGGAGAGTATGAAGCCTCTGAATTCATCAGAGAACAGATACTACGTCTAGCATCCATCTGCAACACAGCCTCTCCCAAGTTAGAGTGGGTGATTTATTTATACTGATACACCCACGCCTCAGTAACAGTCAGGCTAATTATAGCCCCTGATGTCAGCATTCAAGTAAACGTTAGCCCCTCATCCCGCAAACAGGATGTTAACCGTGTGTGTTTATAGTCTAACATATAATAGGACGCTAGCTTTATTACAGCAATAACCTATCAGGGATGCCCAGCATTTTTACTTCATAATCCTGGAGTAGGTATCCATAACGGAATCAAATCGGCAGGAAAGAAGTTCATCGGTGCGTTTACAATAAATGGGGCTAAAGACCAAGGGAGATCTCTAGCCCCTGAGGTACACGGCACTGTCACGACAATCGCAACTTTGCCTTGTTTGGCATGTGTGCCTGATTACCACGCTTTCGCAGGAAATAATCTATTTGTGTCCTTGCGGTGGTTCCCCTGTTTGTGGTATATTGCATATAATTGGCTTAAACTAAATGCTTGGAAGCGTGACTTTGGTTCATTTGGCCATCGTTTACATGCCCACGCTACGAGTTCATACTTATATTTATAAGGACATACATCACTCATCTTTGACATTATTAAGGCCTCCTTTTATAAGTTCAGCGACTTGGAGCACTTTATCAAATGGAACATAAGTGTCTTTAAAATAAACCTGTTGCTTTTCTTCATCAATTTCCACAGTTATACGTGGTTCAGTTGCTATTATTTCCACTTTATCAAAGTTATTACGAATGCGCTTAAATGTCAATTTATTAGCCATGTTGTCTCCTTATGAGTTGTTAGTTAAAAGAAATGTGAAAGGAGCAGGCTAAGTCTATGAGGATGATCAGTTGCCCATATTCTATGTCGCCTACTCCCAGTTACGGTCGGTCATGACCTGAAATATAAAGAAATGTGGCCACTTTTGGGTTTGAAGGATAAGTGGCAGAACCCCCGCGTTTATGTCAATACATAGATGGCATATAGTCTCCAAGTTAAGAGTTATGTATTATTAGTTACGATAGTAATCTCTTGCAGATTTCGCTGCAATGCCAAGGTCTTTATTTTCATTAACCTTTGCCACTTCTACCACTTGATGATTGAATACATTCAAAAAGCGAAAGTAAGAGATTTTCTTGCGTTTAACAGTCCCAAGATAGTGTATCAAGTGTACCTCCACATATTAGGGGTGTGTGTAATAAAGTAAAAAAGGAGGGCCGTTAAGCCCCCCTCTAGGATGTTGCGTACTATCGCACTGTTACCAAGTTACAGGAGTAAGTGGTGGGCGATAAGTAACTTTGAAGCACTCGTCTTTGTCATCTTTGGCTTCAAAGTAGGTGATTGAGTCCATTTTGGTGGAGTAACAGCCATCTGCAGTATTGAGTTTGCCAGACTTCTGCTGTTTCCAATCACTAATACGACTGGCTTCGATAGTTAATGGTACCTCAAAGCCTTCTGCAGGATTCACAAAGCGTACTACGATGTTCTGTGTGTACTCTACAGGGTCGTTAATCTCAAAACGCTCATTACGAGTACCTTCGTTTATCAGTACGCCACGCTTTGTGTTAGCTATGGTAATGCTTTCGCATAATGGAGCACCATTGAGGTTATGAGTAACAGGGTGTTGTTGTGTATCGTTTGACATTAGTATGTCTCCTTAGTTAGTGTAGGTTAATTGGTCGTGAGTTATGCTATTGGGGTTGACCAAGCCCCAAGCGTAAGGGGCACAGCGCGAGCCAACAGCCGTGAGGCTGATGTTGCGAGCGCAAGGGTTCACCTTGGTATAGCAAAAGGCCAATTTCAACGGCATTGACCCCCCACGGCCCTTTGCCCAAGGGGGGCCCTGCTTTGTTATACCTCACACACCCAGTGTAAAATAATTTTTCACGAATCCTCCCACCTATCCTCCCACTTAGCCTCCCACTTAGCGGTGAACCACCCAAATCTATTAAAACAAAAGTACTCGTATTGACACTATTTTTTATAGAGGGGAACCTCGTACGCACGCGCACGTAATATACTTAGACTACTAACTTAGACTACGTGTAAACATTTATAATATTAGATTGCAGGTTACTAAGTTGTTTTGGTCTTTGATAAGTACTATGTTATATAGTAAACTTACAACGAAGAAAATCGGAGATATTTATGAATCTAACAAAAAACTTTACCAGGAAAGAGATGGAATGCCCATGCTGCAAGGCATGTGAGATGGATGAGGTGTTTATGGAAGCTCTTCAGTCAATACGTACTATGTGCGGTTTTGGCTTTAAGGTTAATTCGGCTTATAGATGTGCGGCATACAACGCAGAAGTATCAAGTAATACTCGTGGTCAGCATGCTACAGGACAGGCGGTTGATATACATGTTACCAATCGATATAAGCGACATGCTGTCTTAAAGGAGGTCATTTTGAGTGACTATTTTAAAGATGTGGCCTTAGCTGATACTTTTATACACTTAGGTGAGGGTAATGTTAATCATGGAATTGGAATCTATTAGTCGTGTGGTTGAGGGGTCACTTTTCAATGAATACGACTGGGAATATGATTTTTATATTAAAAGCTCAGGAGGGACGAAAGATATGAGTGGAGTTATGGAATCTATTATTTGGTTTATCATTTTTAGGACTTAATTGGTATGGCGATTATATTACTGATGAATGCCCGCAGAAAGGTTACGCATGTCCCGCCATATGTGACGTGGATCACATTCATCTCCCAAAAAAGGACTGCAAAGTGTACACAATACCAATAGCTCACAAGGACAAGGGAACCGTAGTATACAACATATACACCAAGGACGAAGCTGATGAAAAGAAAGTTATTTATAGTCATTGGACTGAAGCATCTGCTGGAGACTATGCCCTCAGTGATGATAACTACGTGGCAAAGCTTATCTCGCGTAAGGATTATCCAGGCGATAAAGGAACTATCAATACTTATATTAGGATGCCTTGGGGCTATTGTTTCTATAATCCTGATAGGAAGCCTAGACCTTTTAAAGCTTCTGGGCGAGCGTCTAATACAACATATTCGGGAAAGCGACCAATAGAGGTTAGGGCTGGACAAAAACCAATGAAGGACCTCGCTATTGCATATTCGGTCAGTTGGGATTATGATCTGGCTATTGACACTGTGTTTAATGATGTTACACCGTCCAATAGACGAAAATACACTAGATACATGAAATCGGAGATATTTAAAACTATGGTACAAGACAACTTATCGGCACTTTTGGTAGAAAAAGGGTATACTGAGGGTGATATAATTGATTTATTAACTGCTGCTATGAAAATGGCAAAAAGTAAGAAGGATATTACTAATTATATTCGTGTAATTGAAAATATCCAAGATATGCTAGGCATGAGAGATAAAAAAATAGTTAAGACTGAAAATAAGCTTACCGCAACCAACACTCAACAGCTCTTACAAGAACTAAGGGCAGAAGAAGCTAAGCTAGAAGCACGGCAGATAACGACGGAGACAACCAAACGTGACTGATTATGAGGATTTATATGCAAAGAAAAGCATATTAAAGAAACTCAAAGGTAGTATGGCGTTATTTGGAAGACATTGTTTCCCCACTGCCCTCCGCAAAACCACACCCCCGTTTCATAGGGACATATATGCTGCATTGAATAGGGAAAGTGAGAGAAGGGTGCTAATTGCGGCACCTCGGGGAACGGCCAAATCGACTGTTACCACCCTTATCTTACCTCTTCACCGTATTGCTTTTAAGGATCCCGATAAAGATGAGTTTATTGTCATTGTTTCGGAATCTCAGGCGCAATCGGTTAACTTTTTAAGTAGAATTAAGTATCATTTACTGCATTCTCAAGAATTTAAGAACATTTTTGGGGATCAGGGACCGAATACAGCATCTAGATGGGCTCAAACTGATATAGTGACTGCAAATGGAGTTCGTATTGTAGCTGTAGGCACTGGACAGAGGGTTCGTGGGTTTATTGAAGGTGATACACGGCCTACTTTGATTATTATTGATGATTTTGAGTCAGAATTGAATGCCTTTACTCCCGAAGGGCGTACTAAGAATAGAAAATGGATAACTGAGGCTGTTATTCCTTCTCTTGCTGATGATGGTAAGATAGCAATGATCGGTACGGTGATCTCTGAAGATTGTTTCTTGTGTTGGGCCAAAGGATCGAGTGCGTGGTCAGTGTTGTGGTATGCCATCGTAGATGAAAATGAGGATAGTATCTGGCCTGAACGATTCCCACAGAAAAGAATCATGCAAATTAAAGAAGAGTACCAGTCAGTGGGCAATATTAACGGGTTTTATCAGGAATATATGAATATTGCACAGTCTCCTGATGAAGCCCCATTTAAACCAGAATGGATAAAATTACATCATTATGATTATGAAAGAATAAAGGGACAGCCTTGCTTGGTAAAAGAAACTGGTAGTGGGAAGGATATAGTCCCCATTGAATTGTATGGAGGGATAGATCCTGCTAGTTCATTGTCTCAATTGGCCGATTTCTTTGTTATGGTTACTTTAGGCATTGATCATGCAGGCAATAAGTATATAGTAGATATTGACCGTGGAAGAATCACACCATCTGAACAACCAGATCTAATAATTAACAAATTTAAAAAATATCATCATAAAAAGATAAAGATTGAAACTGTTGCTTACCAAGAAGCGCTAAGATCACAGGTGAAGAAAATGATGACAGAACAGAATCTATATATACCAGGACTAGAAAAAGGTGTAAAGCCGAGAAACAGGAAATCAGAGCGGTTGTTATCATTAGTTCCTATGTTAGCCAAGGGTGAGTTCTTTTTTAGACCACAAGATACAATAGCTCAGGGTGAGTTCCTATCTTATCCAAAGGGTCGAAATGATGATATTATGGATGCTGTTTGGACTGCTCTTGAGGGAGCAAGACCATGTAGAATAGAGAGTTTTGATCCAAAAAGAATGAAAAAGAAAGAAAATAAGTTGTTAGATTGGATGACAAGGTAATATATTAAGATGATGGGGTATACAGATAAAGAGGGAGATATGGCCAATCCTGACGCAAAGGTTGATCCGCTCGTCGAGGAGACACATATGCTATTTAAGCTATATCGTGATAAACGATCCGAATGGGCAACTCATGCACAGGAAGATCGTGAATTTCGTTTAGGCAAACAATGGACCGAAGACCAAAAGCGTGTCCTAGAGTCTAGAGGACAGGCTCCTATTGTCGTAAACCGTATCCATCCTGCAGTAGAATCAGCCAAAGCAATCATTACAACCAATCGACCTTCTTTTAGATGTGCTCCACGAGAAGATAGTGATAACAAGATAGCTAATGTGCTTAGTGGGATGCTTTCTTATATGTATGACGTATCAGATGGACAGCATCATATTCGTCAAATAGTTGATGATTACTATGTGACTGGAATAGGTTTTGCTCTTTGTTACCAAGATCCAAGCAAGGATAATGGTAAGGGCGAGGTATGTTTTACATCGTTGGATCCCCTAGATGTTTATGTAGATCCTAATGCTCAGTCAAGATATTTAGATGATGCGGAAAATATTATATACAGCAAGGTATTTACAAAAAATCAGGCCGAATCTTTATATCCTTTATATAAATCAGCTATTGGTAATGCTTCTTCTGAAAATGCTACAGGAGAATTGGGTTTAAGTGGTCAATATGCACAAACTAATAGAATCAGTGAATTTGCTACTAATGCAGCTGTTTTTCCAGGCGATCAGGATACTGCTGGCGACGGGGAGACTGAATATGTACGGGGTTATGAGCGTTACTATAAAGAGTTTGTTACTCGTGCCAGAGTCCATCAAACATGGGATAATCGTGAATTAGTTTTAGATGATGAGGAATTAAATGAATATCTGCAAAAAACAGGAGGCCTTTATGAAGGGAAGGTCATTGAAAATGATCAGCAAGTGGATACTATTGAAAAAGAGTTGGATCGCAGAAAAAAAGGTTTACTACAAAAGTCAACTTCTAGAATTGATAAGGAGCTGGATCAATTAGAAGAGGAGCTCATTGTACAATTTAAGGAAAAACAACATGAATTAGCTGAAGCTGTGGCAAGAAATGAAATCCTTCCTGAACGGGCTCAATTAACTTTAAAACAGATGGAAGAACAAAATAAAGCCCAAATCAAGGAACATAAGGAAGCAGCGTATACAGAAGCTGGTATGGCCTTTTCTATGCCTGGTGTTCAAAAACTTACTTATGAAGAGCTTGCCGACCAAGGTTATATCAAAGTTGCAAAAATTGAAGTAGAGCGTGTTAGAGTATGCGTTATTGTTGGAGATGTGAAACTATATAGTAGATCATTACCAATGGATAAATACCCCGTTATACCATTTATGAACTTACATACACGCTGTCCATACCCTATGTCCGACGTGAGGCTTGTAAAGGGTTTACAGCAGTATATAAATAAAATTCGCTCCTTAATAGTGGCCCATGCTACTACATCTACCAATTTAAAGGTTTTGGTACCAACAGGTTCTGTTGACATGAAGGAATTTGAAGAAAAGTGGGCCCAACCTGGTGTAGGGATTGAAGTAGATTTTGACATGGGTCAACCTTTAGTTGCTCAACCTGCACCTCTACCAAATGAATTATATCAAAATGAGCAGACTGCTAAAAATGATATCGATCATGCTCTTGGGTTATACGGATTAATGATGGGTGATAGTACTGTAGCCCCTTCAACTTATAAGGCTACAATTAGCATCGATGAATTTGGGCAACGAAAAATCAAATCTAAGCTACAGGATATTGAGGGAGCTTTAGTTAGATTGGGTCAGGTGGCTATTAAATTAATGCAACAATTATATACTACAGAAAAAGTATTTAGAGTTACTAATCCAAATAACTCTATTACAGAGTATGCGATCAATAAGAAATTATTTGATGATAAGAAAAATGAAATTAAGATTTTTAACGATATAGCGGTAGGCTCTTATGATGTCGCTGTTGTCTCAGGGAGTACCCTACCGTCTAATCGTTATGCTGAATTAGAATTTTATATGGAAGCCATGGAAAAAGGCTTAGTCGATAAACAGGAAGTATTAAAGAAGACAGAAATCTTTGATATGGAAGGTGTATTGCAAAGAACTGACACTATCGCTCAACTTGAGCAACATTTAGAACAACAGGTAGAAGAGAACAAAAAGCTGCAAGGCGATATGCAAACTCTTACCCGTGAAAATGTTCACCTCAAACAAAAAGTTGAAGTGGAGAAGTTTAAAACTAATCTAGATGGTGTAGAAAATAAGGTCAAGGCAGCTGGCACTGTCTGGGAAAAACGCCTAGACGATGTACTTACAGAAGCTAAGACAATTGTACGTGAAGCTAAATCAACTAAAGATACCTCTAAGAACGGTGTTCGGAAGAGCTCTTAATAAGGAGATAAACTAATGGCAGATCAGGAGATACAACCACAAGTAGAACAACAGCCAACCGATACCCCTACAGACCAGGGCTCGTTTGAAGACTTGTTTAATGACTACGAGGTCACCCCGAATCAGGCGGCATTTGGCGAGACAGAGGCTTTTACAGACGAAGTAGCACCTGTAGAAACACCCGAAGTCGGAGCGGAAGAACAAACACCTGAAGATAACGAACAAGTGCGTTCAACGTACTGGCAATCACAAGCGGACAAACTTAGGAATGAGTTGGAAGCAAAGGATAATTATATCCGAAATTTGCAACAGCAATCTAGGGAAGCAACTCCGACAACAGAAGTCAAGGAAGAGCCAAAGGAAGAATTTTTTCCTGCTCCTCCTGGGAGGCCTAACAAGCCTCGTAATTTCAGTAGAGAGGAAGCTTTTAGTGATGCGCGAAGTGAAAGTGGTCAATATATGGATGACTTGGAAGAATGGCGAGATCAAATGGGTGAATATAATAGACTTCATTCTCAATGGCAAATCGCAAAAATGCAAGAAACACAGCAGGAATATCAAGAAGAGGTTAAACAGGCCGATTTGAAAAGACAGGCAATTGATAATCAAACTCGTGAAACTCAACAAATCTTGGGACATGTTACTGAAAAGTATGGTATGTCTCAGGAAGAGGCTAACGACTTTATGCAGAAAATGTCTGACCCTAATTCAATTTCAATGGATAACCTAGTCGAGCTGTATAAAATGCAAAAAGGTATTGCACCTGCGCAACCACCAGTAAATACTCCTTCACAGGAATTTACACAAGTGCAAAGAGCGCAATCAGTACCGCGACCCATGGGAATAAGTACTGGAGTAAACAGCCAAACTAGTCAGCAGACTGATCCAGTGGATGAACTTGCTGATTGGATGATCAATACCCATAATAACTCATCACAATTCTAATTATGGAGGTCATAACTAATGGCTAATAATAACCAAACAGATGCTTTTAAATCGAATTCGTTCGGTGTAAATGCATCCACTGCGGGTATTGGTAGTTTTGACAACACCAGACGGCTATACAACTTCGGGGACCGTGTCGCTGAGCTTGCTCCTGAACAATCTCCTTGGTTTGTTTATCTGTCTAAAGTTGCAAAAAATCCTACCAACGACCCAGTGTTTAAATTTCTTGAACACAGACATCAATGGCAACGTCGTAATTTTCAAATAGCAGTCACAATTGAATCTGCAGCTTCTGTGGGCGGGGCAATGCCTGTCGACTTAGCAGCAGTCAATATTGATTGTCTATATAACAAGTTCGGCAAAACAGTCACAACTGCTGTAAAACCAGAATACCTCATCATAGGACAGGTTCTAGCAATAGAAGCTCAGTATGATGCTGCTGGTGATGATGTAGCTTGTATCGCTAACTGTAAAGTAGTGGCACAGGGTACTGATACTGCTGCGGCTGCAAAACCAACTCTGAAATTCTTATCTTTAAGTAAGAAAACAGGTGGTGAGCAGGCCGTTGCAGCTGGTAAAAAGATCAAATTTCTCGCTGATGCAGACGGAGAAGTAATTGGTTCAGCTTTTGCTGAAGCATCTTCTTTCCCTGCAGGTTGGAAAGATGAACTTTATGCCAGGGAAGGTTACACGCAGATCTTTAAAACTGCTATGCAAATGATGTCAAACACCGCTCGTGCTACAGTAAATCGTGGCTACGCTAATGAGTGGGCTCGTATCTGGAAAGAAAAGCTCATTGAGCATAAAATCGATCTGGAAAAGGCTATGCTTTATGGTGTAGGTGCTGATGATTCTGGATCAGGTGCTGGTGAACCTGAGAGATATTCTTGGGGTCTTGTACCTTATGTTGAACGGTACGGCAATGTTTACCAAATGGATTGGGGTTCTACCCAGGGTTCTGGCGATTACAATGCCAGCTTTGATGGTTTTCTGGAATTAATGGAAAACTTTTATGCCCCTGAGGTTGGTAACTCTGGTAGAAAGCTGGCTCTTTGTTCTAGGAGTGTGATTTCATACTTCAACAAACTGAGTTCGGCTGTTGGAGGTTCTTTAATTGGATCTTCTGGTGCCAGTGCTTCATCTCCATTTAACATCGATACCAGAATTGTCAATGGCAAGTTTGGTCATCGTTTGATGGAAGTAGACACCGTGTTTGGTAGTTTTACCTTAGTTCAGGAACCACTTTTCCGTGGTCCCTATGCTGATATGATGGTATTTGTCGATATGGCAAATGTTAAGTATCGTGTATTGAAAGGTAACGGTATAAGCCGTGATACTTTCATTGAAACTAACGTTCAAACTCCTGGTACTGATGGTCGAATCGATCAGATAATCACAGAAGCTGGACTCGAGATTTCTAATCCCGAGACGCATGCGATTATTAAGTTTGCTGATTATTCGTAAATCATAACTTTGTAGGGGGGAGCTAATACCTCCCCCTTACATAACAAGAGGGTACACATGGCATTACAATCTCAGATTGAGGATTATACTGGTCCCATAGCTGATGGGGAAACAGCTTTGGCGGGGCGAGCATTTACAGAAGGCATTCATGCTTCTGTAGCGCTTGTACGTCAATTTGATCCAGATAAACTGCATTTATTTGCTACTGCTACTAGTGCTACTGGAATACCTAACGATGATACGATTTTAGAGGTTAGACGCGGTACTACCCCTGCAATTGAAATCCCACAACATCTAGGTCCAAGGGCATCTGATACAGGTAGTATCTATTATGCTACTGATGAATCTCCTGTTTATTATAAAAAGAATGGTTCAATCAATATTGTCCCAACTGGGGGAACTGCATCCATAGATATAGTAGAAACACATGCATCAGTTGATATAGCAGCGTCTGGAGCAGGTGATCTAACTTTCCCAGATAACTGGACAATTTTACCTACCCTATACGCAGCCAAGATTGTTTTACATCGTAGATTAGAAAATCAATCTATAACTGCCTTAGCTACGGGAGGATCAACTGCATCTATGCCTACAACAGTCTCACTTAGTACTGGAGCAACATTACCAAGTTATACCCTTCCTACAGCCTTAAATTTATCAGGAGTAACTGCTTTAAGTGCTCCTAATTCAACTGCATTGAGTTATACATTGGCATCCGCTTTAGGTGCTACTGCAGCCAGTATTGGTAATATAGGCGCAGAACTCAATTATATTGCCCCAACTGCCTTTGCTTTTCCTACAGCAATTGGGATTACTGCTCTTTCTATTCAAGCTAGTGCACCTACTGGTCCTGGGGTTACAGGTGGATATACGGCAGCTGGGACTGCTGCAGCTGGTACAGCTAGTGTTGGAACGGTTTGGGGAACTACTGGACCAAATTATTCTGCCCCTACAGCTTCTATACCTTCATTTCCTAGTGGTGATACTGCTTTAGCTATTTTAGATGTTACAAGTGCAGCTAGCGGGATAAGTGTGCCAACGCTAACTCTAGGAACAGGTACATATGGAAATGCAACGGGAGCAATGGCTACGGCATCAGCTGTTGGTACTCTAGCAACTGCACCCGCTTATTCGTTAGCTACTGCTTATAGTCCTATCGATTTTCCAAGTGGGGCCACTGCTTTAGCTACGTTAGATATAACTAGTGAAGCCAGTGGAATATCTGTTCCTTCGTTAACTTTAGGTACTGGAACATATGATGCTGCTACAGGCTCACTTGCCACAGCATCGGCTGTAGGAACTTTAGCTACCGCCCCTGCTTATACAGCAGCAGGCGTTAGTTGGTTTGCAACAGGTGCTACAGGAGAACAAACCCATGCTGACTGGGAAACCTTAACAAAGATCATTGTTTCCGACGAGGATGCTGAATTGGCTGGAGCGCAAACTCAAAAGATTCAAACTATATTGCAGAAGTATCAATTGGATACTCAAAATAATTTAAATGATTTTAATAAAGAAAATGCTGAATATCAGGCAGAAATACAGAAATTAGTTACCAACGCTCAACTGGCAGCACAAGAATACCAGATAGAGGCTCAATTAGCAACTGACGTTAGTAAACAAAATCAGTTGCAAAAGGTAACCACAGAAATGCAAAACTTTAGTAATGATCTGCAGAAATATGGCGCAGATATCCAAAATTACCAGGCTGAAGTCAATGCCAATATTCAAGAATGGACTCAAAACGAATTTCAAGTTAAATATCAGAGGTGGCAAATAGAGAATGCTAATATGCTTCAACAATATCAATCCGATATGCAAGATGCTCTAAATATTTTCAATGCTGACAATTCTAGATACCAAGCAGAGATACAAAAAGCAGTCACTAATGCTCAATTAGCAGCACAGGAATATCAACTTGAGGCACAACTTGCTACTGATGTTAGTAAGCAGAACCAACTACAAAAGGTTACTGTAGAAATGAAGAATTTTGAAAATGATCTTCAAAAATATAGTGTAGATATTCAAAATTATCAAGCTGAAGTTAACACAAACATTCAAGAGTGGACACAAAATGAATACCAGGTAAAGTTTTCTCGTTGGATAAGTGAATGTAATAATGGACTTCAGGAATACCAGGCAGACATTCAAAATCAACTCAATAAATTCAATCAGGATAGTGCCCTCTTTCAAAAAGACCTTCAGGTGGCTATTGCAGATGCTCAGGCTCTTTCATCTAAATATTTACAAGATGCCCAATTAGCAACCAATGTTGATCTGCAAAATGCAGCTCAAGCTTCTTCTGCTATTCTACAGGAAGAGCAAATTACATTGTCTAAATATGCATCGGAAATACAACAATATCAGGCTGAAGTAAATGCGGAAGTACAAGAATATACTACTAATACTTTACAATATAAGCTGGCAGAATGGTCTACAGATTATGGCAATAAATTGCAAGAATATAGTGCACGTATTCAAGTTCAGGCTACTGACCTGCAGGAACAGACAGGTAATTATCAGATTAGAGTACAGAAGGCTATAAAACAAGCAGAGTTAGATATTGCAAAATATACGCAAGATGCTCAAACTGCTACTACTACAGATCTGCAAAACAGGGCAGCAGAGGCGGCTGCCGAAATGCAATCTCAAAAAGACGTTCTTACTACTTATCAGATAGAAGTACAACAATATAATGCACAACTACAAAAGGCTGTGGCTCTTTTTACTAATGATTTACAACAACAAATGCAAGACTTTTCTTCTGAAGATGCTATTTTTAAAGATCAATTAGCAAAGAATAGTGAGGAGAATCAGTCTAAATTAAATAAATATACTCAAGAAGTCCAAGCTTATGTTGCAGACATACAAGCTAATGTGGCAGAATTTGGGGCAAAATTACAGCAGGCTACTACAGAATATCAATGGATCCAGGGTCAGTTACAGAGTGTTGCTCAAGAGTATACTACACAGACACAAATACTAATTGGGATAAAACAGGAGGCTAATAATGACTCTTAAGGAAATGGTTGAATTAGTACAACAGCATCATCCTTCTATGGGGGAGATGGAAATTCGTAATGCTTTAAATAGAGCTTCAGATCATTTTTGTGCTGAAACTGAACTCGTAAAAAGATCTTGGACACAAAATACTATAGCAGATCAAAGGTATTATACTCTCGACGAGAGAATACAGGTAATAAAGGATATTTATCTAGATGATGTGAAGATCCAAAGGTTAATTGGACCTCTGGCAATGGAAGATGAGGATTATACATAATGGCTACTAAAACGTATTATTGGTATTTGCACAACAATCAATTGGCTATTGTTGAATCGCCTGCCGCAAGTCGTACAATTGATGGCGTGGTTGCACAGTATAGTTCTATTACCACTGCAGATAAGAAAATTAGAATACATACTATATCTCTTGGTACGCATTTTCCAGTTGGAGATGCCGCTACTGCAGGTGATCTAAGCTCTGGAACAGCGGGGCCAATTGATGATATTCCAATACAGTTTCATGAAGCTCTAGTTTATAGAGTGATAGCAATGGGTTACAAAAATAGAGCAACTTTTGATAAAGATCTTGCATTCTTCTTTGATAAAGAATATGGTTCTGTTGTTAGAGGTGCTAAAAAGTATGCCCGCGCTGGTTATCAACGGGATGGACAAATAATACCACATGAATTTTAGGATGCTAAATGAACTTTTTGACGGAATACTGGCAACAATTAGTGGCCTTTGTAACATTGGTCACCATTTTAACAAGGATGCGGGTTGATATAGACGTATTGAAGGATAAAGTGAAAATTATATTTGAATTATGGAATAATAGGGATAAATGATGGAAGATACTTTAAAAACTTCAACTATTGGACTAGCTGGTTCTACATTTGGATGGACTGAATGGGCACCACCCCTTTTTAGTGCATTGGCTGCTATTGCAACTTTGCTTTACATGTTACTTAAAATCTATAAGGAGTTGAAAAATGAGTAATGAAAATATAATGATTAAGCGTTTAAATGACAATTCTCCTATCTGGAAAGATAAACCTGATACTTGGTGGTGGGAACATGTCTATGTTTCTAAAGAAGACGCAAAAAAGGCTGTAGATGCAGGAGATGGAGAATATTATAACGATGAAATGCTCAAAGTACATCTTACAGGATATCTAGAGGCTAAAGGGCTTATATAATGAGTTGGGAAAAAGATTCTAAAAGCGGTTGTGGATTTACCGAGGACTCCACCGTATCTTCTGATGATTGGGTAACCGAAGTCACGACAATACCTGGGTGGAATAAGGATAATACTTCTAGCAGCAATTCCTCCTCCTTTGTTGCAGACAGTGTTAACATGGCCGCTTTTGGAGTAGAAAAAGATATAGCTAATGTAGGAATTAATGATTATTTTCATAAAGTCACACAGCATTTTAATGCTGTAGTAAAAGCATTTTACAGACCACTGTTTGTGCAGGAAGCAATTCCATTTGTTGCAGGACCGTGGGCTAAAGATACAACAAGTGTAGGAGATTGGTCATAATGGCGAAAACATTAACAGAAACGAAAATCGCAGACTGTTATCATAACTTAGTCTTTACAACTTCTGATTCAAGTAATTCTGGATTGTATCGTACTGATGAAGACAGTTTATTAGATCAACCAATTACTACATTGGATGGATTGGCAACTTTAACCTTCGAGGTTCCGTCAACTAATACTATGTTTACATTACAAAATAGTGGTGCAGATGTATTTAATGTGAATGGAGATGGCTCAATCAGGCTATTGAATAATTCTACATTGGGGACGCCAGCAGTTGGCCAAATTAAAGTTAAAAATAACGAACTATATATAGGAGTATAATAATGGCAACTTGGAAAAAAGTAATAACAGAACAGGACAAGTTAAGTGAGCTCTCGAATGTAGGTTCTACTGTGGCTTCTCCGTCACAAAATGAAACATTAATCTTTGATGGGACTAACTGGCAAGCAGCACCAGAGGGAACAGAGTATAACTTTTCTATCACCAGTTTTGGAAGTTCTGGTTTTGTAGAAAATGGCACTCAATTGCAAGGTACCGAAAACACTGATCGTGTGACAAATATATCCTTTACTGCTAACTATGCTAATCTTACTGGTAATCCTGATTCCAATCCATCAGTTGCTGTTAGTGGGGACGTAGGCACTGGTCAAACAACAACATATGATATGGGTGCTGACGGTGATTCAGGGGCTTCAGACTTTGATGTAGAATTTCCTGTTGCAGACTGGTCGTCTAATGGTAGGCAATCAACAAAGTTTGAATTAACTGCTACTGAAGGTGGTGTTACTGATACTTCTTCTTTCTATTTGTATTATAAAAATCATAGATACTGGGGCGTTCAAGCTAGTCAGACCCTAACTTCTGCTGAAGTTCTTACTATGGGTAGTGCTTCTGGTGGAGGTTATAATTTCGCGGGGACGGATTATGAGCTATCTCTACAAAGTGGAGGCAGCTCTTTGGATGGTACAGGATACATACATTATGTTTATCCTGCTCGAATAACAGGAACACCAACTTTTTGGATTAGTGGACTAGAGGTAGGATTTTGGTTGGTTGATGATGATCTAGAGGTAACCAATTCAGCAGGCTATATGGAAGAATTTAAACATTATAGAAGCCCTCAATCATATACATCCGCTTCTAATACATTTCAAGTAACATAAGGAGATAATGCAATGGCAGTAAAACTAGGTGATATAGTCAGTCAAGCGGGAAATGATTCCTATAGACTGATGAGAGGAAAAGACCTTGATATTACTCAAGGTGCAACAGCGGTAGCTGTATTAAATGATACGGATATCTTTTTAACAGATGTTGCTGCTGCAGGTACCCAAGCAAGTACAGGAAAAGTAACGGCTGCAGCGATGGCAACATATTTTGCCCAGTCTACTGATACTACAGCTGAACTGTCAGATGTTAGTGCTTCTGGTAGTAGTGCAGGACAAGTGTTGATTTACGATGCTACTAATAGTTACTATACGCCTGCAACACTAACGCAGGGTACTGGTATAACTATTACTAATTCAGATGCTGGTATAGAAGTTGCATATTCTGGTTCATCTACACTAGATATTGCAGCTGATAGTGGAACTGATGATGGTGTAGTACTTGGTACTGATACTCTAACAATAAGTGGGACAGCTAATGAAATAGAAACATCAGTTACTGGTGATACTATTACTGTAGGCTTACCAAGCAATGTAACCATTGCTGGTAATTTGACTGTTAGTGGTACGACTGTCACTATGGATACTACTAATTTAATAGTTGAAGACAAGAATATCAAATTAGCTAATGTAACTACTCCAACTAAGACTACTGCTAGTGGTGGTGGTATACAATTGGAAAGTAGTGGTACTGAAGCTGATTGGCCAGAAATAAAATGGATTGAAGATCAGGGCGGTCAAAATACGAATGGAGCAGGTACTGCAAATGGTTTAACTGGTTGGACTGTATCTAATATGCACACTTCTAATCAAGTTGATTTGCCTATAGCAGTTATGGAGTTTTCAACTAATTCTACTGCGCCAGGTGGTAATGCAGGGGGTGTAGGTTCTTTTCATTATGATTCAGGAAATGATACTCTTTATTTAAGGACAGCATAATGCCTATAATATCCAAAGACTCTCAAACTTTGGCTCAGCAAAAAGTTATTTGGTCAATTCAAGATACAGAATGGTTACTTAGATTAATAACGGATGCGCAGATTTCAGGAAGAGATATTGAACAAGCTGCCATCACAATTACAAAAATCAAACACATACATTCTGAGCTATTGAATAAGGGGGTCTAATGGCAACTTGGAAAAAAGTAGCCTTAGAAGATTCAAAGTTAACTGAAGCAAATTTCCCTGCCACGCTTACTGGTGATGAGCTGGAGATAAGTAGTAACGTTGTAGCAGGTGGAGGGAATTCAGGCTCTATAGATGCAGAAGTTCATGGGAATTCTAGTTACATTGGTGGCTACAATAATAGAACGTGGTCAATAGAAATAGATTCTGTTGGAACTCCAGATACCTTTAAATGGAAGGATTCAGTTACTGATGTCTGGACGGAGAATGTAGATGTCAGCGGGGGGATTCAAACCCTAAATTATGGTCTTAAAATAATATTCACTGCTACTACTGGAGCTGTTTTAGGTGATAACTGGTCTATCACAACAACTCTCGGGGAGATTACTGTAGAATTTGAAGAGCCAGACGAAGATTCGACCATTACAATACCACAAGGCCAAACAGGAGAACTGTGCGTAAATGGGGGTACTCAGCTTTGGGAAACATCAGGTCATATTACTTCTGGTGGTCAATTAGGATGTTCTAGCCTTAAGGTTAACCCTGGTCAGTCAGCAGACCCTACTATCTTTTTTGAGGGTGCAACTCCTAGTGATCAAGTTTATCTCTCAGCCATTACTTCAAACATGAGCGGTTTGACAGTGAATGTACTGCAGTCGACAGGTGGAACTTTAGCTTATTTAACTGATATTACAGCCGCTATTCCTACCTTACATGATGATGATACTCTTTCAAATGCCTCAGCTACTACAGTGGCATCTGACGAATCAATTAAAACTTATGTAGATGCTGAAAATGGAACACAGGATACTACAATAGCATCAAAATTAACTCATGTGTCTGAAGATTCCAGCCCAAGTTTAGGGGGCAATTTAAATACTATGAGTCATAGCATTCTTTTGTCTGGCGATGATGCAAGCGGTGACTATATAGGACATGTTTCTGAATCTCAACAAGATAAATATTTAAATATAAGGTCTATAAATGGTGGTGCAGGGGATGCTTATATGAATATTAATGCTTCCACGATCTGGCTAAATGGACAAATCGATGCTGCTAATTCAACTGCCATAATTGATGACGATACCATGGCTACGGCAATTGACAATAAGCTAGCAACATCATCAAGCATAAAGGCATACGCTGATACTATGCTCCCTCTTGCTGGAGGTACTATGACTGGTCTTCTAGATATGGGTGACAAACGCATAAATCATATTAACAGGATAGACTTTGAAGCTGGCGGTTCTGCATCGGATATACATGATGAAGATGATATGGCATCTGATAGTGCTTTCGCGCTTGCTACCCAGCAGTCTATTAAGGCTTATGCAGATACAAAGTCCATAGGATGGCATGGTTCTGAAACTAGAGTTAAGATATTGCCAAGTGACTTTATGAAGAATGGTGATTGGTCTAGAGGTAATCTTACAATGAGGATGCCAGACACTTTAAAGCCTGTGTCTTTTTCAACAGACAACGATAATTTAGAAGCCTTTGCAATGGTGCCTATACCTACAGGATATAAAGCCACTAAGTTTATACTAAAGGGAAATGACAGCAATAATAGAGTATATGCTTGGGAAGCTTGTGTGCTTGGATGTACTGCTATTGAATTGTTTGATGATGCGTGGAATTCAACTGCAGCTAATTTGATGACAGTGAATACAGAACACACATTTGATACCCAGCTTACATCAAATGCATCTAATTATCTAATAGTATGGTGGGAATCAGAAGATGGAGCAGGTATAGGTATAGATTTATTATATGGTGGTTGGGCAACAATAGAGGTGGCGTGATGTTCCCCTTTCCAATTATATTAAAACTTTTAACTCCTAAAGTAATAAGGGGCATCATTTCATATGTGTTTGAAAAAAATGATTTAGATCACAAGGTTGATGATTTAGAAAAGCGTATTAGAGATTTAGAAGCACATACACATGCTCCACGAGAGTTTGTAAGATGTGAAGTTTGTCACCAGCATATAAAAGAGAAGGAGTTAAAATGATACAACAAATAATCGTAGATTATTTATTTAATGATAAAATGAAGGCCAAGTTAGTTAATGAAATTAATAAAAACGTCGACATTCCGTTGCTTTCTGAGAAAACTGAGGCTAAAGTTTTCGACGCTTTATGGGATAGTGTCGAAGAAGTTCTTAAAAAAGCGATCCTTAAAGGATAGCGAGACTGTAATTGGGCTTGTTAGCATCGATGACATTACTCATGGCTATCGTGGTTATAAATTAATAAAATATCTAAAGTTATTAGATAATGAATATACGAAAAAGAGGCCTAGTAAATGTAAAGTATGCCAACTAGAAACCATTACGGGTATATATCTTCTTGGAGCAAGGGATGGGATTTTATACTGGCAGTGTAATGAATGTCGTACAGACTATTTAAGATACACTGTTAGAACCACTGAGAAATATTTACAAAAAGCAACGAAAGTATATACTAATCCACAGGATTGGCAAAACTTTCCAGATGATTCGGAGGTACAATGAATAAGCGATATATCGTTACACCAGATAAACACTTTCCTTTAGCTGATACTCAAGCTATAAGAACCTTGTGTAAATCTATTGGCATCATTCGGCCAGATGGATACATAGATTTAGGCGATACTGGAGAATGGAATACATTCTCTGCATGGAAATGGAAACGAAAAGCCAAACCAAGGCTTGAATGGTATTTGCCTGAACTGATTACCGAAGTAGCTGAAGTCAATAAAGGTATGGATCTAATAGATGAAGCTCTTGATAAAGCACATGTCAAAGAACGACATTTTTGTCAAGGTAATCATGAAGTGTGGATGGACAACTTTATTGAGGAATACCCTTATTTGCCCCAATATGGTACCTACAAGGCGTTAAATCTAAAAGGTAGGGGTTATGATTACCATTTAGCAGGAAAGATGCTTAAAATAGGCAAGCTTAACTTTTATCATGGTCATTTATATGGGGGTATGCATCATGCTGCTAATCATCTTAGGCGTTACGGGACCGATATTATGTATGGACATTTTCACGATATACAGGTATCTACAGGTACTAGCGACGAGGGGCCTGTCACTGCTTATTCTATTGGTTGCTTGAAAAGCTTATTGGATGGGGACAATCAGTTTCTTAGAAATAGGCCAACCAATTGGAAACATGCTTTTGCTGTAGTGGACTTTATTGGCAAGGGTCATCATGTGTCTATTATTGAGATTGTTAATGGGAGAGCCGTATGGGGCGATCAAATCATCGCAAGTTAAAATTCTTATGTTCAGAATGTGGCGCCTGTTGTAAAATAGCTGGAAAGTTAGGACTTATGCCTTCTTCTGATAATGGAAGTTGCGTATATTTAAATGCAGAAAATCGTTGTGATATCTATGATAGACGCCCAGAACACTGCAATGTAAATAGAATGTATTATGTTAATAGAAAGAAAGACATAATACCACAAACGATGAAAAAGATAGATTATTTAAAATTATCTACTCGAATATGTCATAAAATGATTGACGAAGAGGGGATTGACGAGAGGTACAAGGTAGATATAGGAGATTACGATGCCTAAAAAAGCTTTTGAATTAAGACAGTTTCTTCAAGGAAGCCAATTATCCCCGTCTTCAACAGATATCCAGCCAGAAGCTGCGATCAATTCTTTAAATATAGATCCTGTTACTGAAATGGGAAAACTAAAAGGTGTTCCTGAAGATATACGAGTTACTACTAAGGATGCATATCCTACAGTCAATATTAGATTGAATGCAGCAATAGCTGCTGGTGATACAATTATTGTTACGATTAATGGGACATCGTTCAGTACACCATATGATACTTCTAATGATAAGACTTGGGAAAATCTTTATGAAACTTTGATAGATGAGTCTATTACTTGGAGTAGCCTTTCTGGTAGTAATTGGACTGATTCTACTTGGACTATTAATAGCACGTATGCAAGTTTATTAAGCAGTATATCTCCTGGTAATATGGAAAATAGTGATACTGATGGTACAACTGCCTTTAGTTCTTTAAGGGGTATTATTTTAGTTGGTAAACCTAATGAGGAATTTACTGTTAGTGTCTCGACAACTACTGTTGCTGGATATTGGGGTACCTCTACTAATGCTGTTGATTATGATCCTGAAGCAGTGCTCGTAGATGAATTTACATTAGATACAACTCCCTACTTATATGTTAACGCTACCGAGTTTGAATATATTACCAGCAAAGGTAAAGATAGCTTAGTATTTTATTGCCAAGAAGACCAAGGTAAAATTAAGTATATTGAAGATTTTTATGGAGGTAGGGGGTTGGTCGCAGGATATGATCAAGAAGTCTCTGATGGAGGGACTGGCGGTGATGTTACCAATTCAATTGTTCCTTGGAGTGTTCCTAGTGCCCCATCTGACATCTCTATGGAAGGAAGTAGAAGTACTGTTTACATTGGGGCTGGAGGATCAAATGCCAGTAAGGCTTTATGGTTTGGTCAGCCAAAAGAACAGTTTGCAACTGATCAAGAAGGTTATAGATTAGAAGAAGCTCAAGCTTATCCAGTAGATCGGGAAGGGAAGGCTGCACGATTTATGAAAACAATTCGATTAAGAGCTACCAACGGTGGAGCGTATACTGATTTTATTTATGGATTTTCTTTAGATTCTCAGTATATATATACTGTTGTATACGATGCTGCTTCTAGTACTTCAGGAGCAAGTGCAAAGGGGGATCGGTTACCATGTGATCCTAGCTGTATTGCTGAAAGTACTAGGGCTGAAAGTTTTTGGGTTGGTAGTCGATCAGATATGAATATTTATCGTTGTACTGTTGATACTGGTACAGGAACTATGAGCTCTATTGAACAATATATATTAACTGAAGAAAACAGTCGATCACACAATGGTGCCACAGGGGTAGATGAACAGCGGGCAACAGGGTCTGTTATTACAGATATTTTAGAATCTAATGATGGAACTATTGGATGGGTTTTATTTAGTCAAGAGGGTGGAGGGTTTAGTTATAATGAAAGATGGTTATATAGTTTTGACATTCCTGCTAATCCTAGTACATCTAATGCGGTTACTTTAGATTGTAGAACTCCTGCTACTAAGAAGTGTGTCAAAAGTTCTGAAGGTAATTTTTATGAAGATCGATCCATTTATAAGTGGAGAAATCGATCTAGATATTTAGCTAATTGTGGTTTACATGAAAGAAAACTTTGGCGGTTTGAATATAACGCTGCTTGTAATTCTGATAATAGTAATGCTGGACAAATTGATTATATTGCCGAAGAGAATATACTCAATGGTGATAATACAGCTTTTGATCCTGATTATGCTGGTGATTGGTCTAAAATAGAACCTGGGCATACTACTTATTGGGATGGTTCTGGTAGCGATTCTTGGTCCATGATTTATGCAGGAGCATTTCCTGGTTGGGCTGACGATCCAAATTTAGAAATTCGTCCTTTTAGATTTGGTTTAATAGATTTAGGCAAATCAGGTTCTCAATACCGTGTAGGAGTTGTTTGTCATATTAAAGGAAAGTTGCTTAATAGTTCAGGTTATTTAAACTATTATCATTATGATACTGGTAGTTTAGATCTAGCTGAAAAGTATAAATATGAAGTTACTGGTAGTCCAAGTTTTACAACATTAGATCAAGTTTGTGTTTTAACATCCTCTACGGATCATACGGGATTGGCTTGTTACGATGGATATAATACTGCACAAACATCTCGTTCTACACATGGCGATAGTTTAGGTTCCAATAGTAACTATGCTGTATGTTGTTTTAATGAATCTAAGTTTGTAATGTTGAAAAAATTCGCTACTAGTAATACTTTTAATTCTTCTAATGAGCAAGTGGATCAATTGATTGGTACAGGTTCTATAGTAGACCATTCGAGGTTATATTCCCCTATTATTACTGGTGGACATTTTACTATGTCAACTGTTGGAACAGATACTACGCGTTCGCATTTTCGATTTTATGATTCAGCAAATTTATTAGATAATAGTGGTGGTATAAATCAAACAATTGGTTTACATAGTTCAGCCTTTACACAGCCGCTTACTTTTAAAAGTTCTCGACCTACAACATCTGCTGTAAATTTTCATGAAAGCTATACTACCAATGCAATGGAATATTTTTGTTCTACAACAGCAGGAGTATATGAAAATGGACGTATAGGTTTTAATACTTTAAATGGAGCAATGGTCAATAATTCAGTCTATGCCACACATGGTAATGGTACCTCTACCTATGGAATGACTTTTGCCCTTGGATCGGATGGAGATAATTTTTTAACTGGTACTACTTATTTTTATAAGATGAGCCTACTTTATGATGGCTTTCAAGAGAGTCCATTAAATCAATTTTCGTTTCAATTAACCATTACAGGCGACTCTAAAGAGACTCTTATTGGGACACTGTTTGTAAAAAAACCAGATAAAAGAGCTACCGATATGCTTATTTATCGTAAAAATGGTCCTGATGAATTTTACCGATTAGTTAAAGAAATTAAATTAGATGGTGCATGGCAATATGATGAGGCGGCAGATCTATATTCTAGTACCTTTGTAGACAGTGGAAACTTGGGAGCTACTTATGAGTCTATTACTGGTATGTCTGAGGTATTAAGAGATACTGGCGTAAACTATGCATTAAGTACAAGTGGTAATAATTGTTTAATAGTAGCAAATTGTAATCATCCTGAGCTTACCAATGGGGACCATATGCTTTTAAAATCTAAACCAGGTACATGGTCAATATTTGATTGGACAGAAGATATTGTTACTTTGCCCAATGTTCCGACAGCCATTAAGTATTTTGCTGGTCGTATTTTTGCATGGGATAGGGCTAATATGCATAAGATAGGTTTCCAATCGATGTCTATTGAAGATTCTTATGAAGGAATTGGTTGTTATGGAGAGAATTCTGTAATTGTTACAGACTTAGGAATGTTTTTTGCAGATAGAAATAATATTTATAAGCATGATGGTACTATTTGTACACCTATTGGCACTCCTATTTTAAAAAGTTCACTGGGTATTGAAGAGTCCTATCCTTGGCACAGTATTAACCATTATAAAGATCCTAAATTACTATATGATGCAGACAAGCAAAGTATATTTGTTTGTTTTGATCATTTAGCAAGTGATGGAACGCATGTTTATAGGGCTTGGTGTTATAATATAGCACGTAATCGTTGGGATTTAATTGAAATACCTAACCCTAAAGCTGTACAGTTAGGTGTTTATGGTGAAGCATTTTTATCTGATGGTATACATTTATTTGATCTACAAAGTTCTGATTATAGTAAGAAAACATGGAGTTATTGGAGTCGTAGTCAAGATCTTGGTGTAAGGGGTGTAGCAAAAAAGGTTTTTAATGTAAAGGTTGTACATGATCCTGCTATTGGTTCAGATGCTTTTAGTGGAGCAACTGCTAATTTTGAACTTAATCAGGATGGTACAAATTTAAATGCTGGAGGAAATCTTACTAAAACTACTTTGTCTAGCAATAGTTTAGCTAACATCTCTCAATTCAATTTGGATACTGATAAACGTGATACATATGCAATGAGTGTCCGTTTTAATGAGCAACAGGGTGAGGTAGATGCTGTAACATTTATATGGAAACCGAAGACAATAAAGTAATCAATTATGGCAAGACAATCTAAAGCAGGAAGACTAAAATCTAAACACATTCCTATTAAGACTGGGAATCCTAGTGTAGATCGGTTGGCCATTGAAGTTTATAAACTAATTAATAATCTTCAAAACGCAGTTAACCGTCCATCTGGATTTAGAGCTTTGCGTCCATCTGAGGGTGGTGAGGGTGATTTACGACTCTATGAGGATGCAATTACTGCAACTGGTGGCACTCAATATTACCTTCAGGGTAAATTTCCCGACGGATGGGCCTCTGTTAATCTAACTTTAAATAAAGCAGATCCTGAAGAGGTTTCTCTTGGTAATATTTCAGAAGATATAGTAGGAAATGAAGGTGCAGTAATAGCCGACATTAATTATACCAATTTAAATATTAATCAATCAGTTGGTGGTGGTGCGGCTCAGGTTGCTCCTGGTCAACACGTTCATGATCATGCTACAGGTATTTTAAATGTAGGAACCAATACGCATGACGATATCGATACTCATCTTGGGGACGATACAATTCACTTTGTTCGTGGTGATACTTCCACTACTATGGGTACACTTACTCCAGCTGGTTTTACTGGTACTGGAGGCGCAGCAGGTAGTGCGTCTAGAGCAGATCATACTCATACAATTGGTATAGATACTCAGGCACCAGGGGCTGGTAGTGCTTCCTTAGATACTTCGGCTACAGGTACTGCTAATGCTTTCTCAAGAAGTGATCATACCCATAGTATATCACAGAGCATTACTCCAACTTGGACAGGTCAGCATATATTTAATGGAGGAGCTACAGCCGCTGCAATTTTTGGTAAAGACACTGTTCATACGGGGGCACTATTTAGTACCGCGTTAAGGTTTGAAGCAGCTTCTGTTACAGATAGTATTAAGTTTTTTGACACTTCATCAAATGCTACGGCCACAATAGGAGCCAATGATTCAGGTAACCTTTTATTAGATCCTGCTGCTAAAGTTACAATTAAGGATACTAAGGGTGCTGGTTCAGAGGCTTTTGTGGGTGGCTACTTTGGTGCTGGTTGGGAGCTTAATTATGATTCTGGCACATCTGAGTATTCTATGACTGTGGATAACTTAACTGTACGTGGCACAATGAGTGTCTATGAGTTACTTATCCAACAGATTAGGGCTACTAATGGTAGTATTATAGTTGGTTCTGCTGATAGAATAGATGCAGTAGAAGTTATTGAAGCAGGAGCTACTGGAAAGTTTAAACTAACAGTTGCAAGTGATACTGAGGACGAGGAAGGAGATACTGATTCCTCTACTAC